GCATGACGCCATTGAAGGAGGCTTGGATCTACGACGAGTTATGGCAGCCTGGGATGTTGGGGGAGAAGGACTACATTGAGTGTTTTGGGGGCAGTTCTGACCAGAATCCGCACATAAACAAGGACGCATTGAACCTTTTCCTGTCGGAATTGACGAAAGGGGAGCGTGAGACGCGGTTTCTTGGAAAGTTTGCACGTTTGCTCGGGCTTGTGATCGACACTTACAGGCCGGAGGCGAGCGATATAGAGCCGTTTGATTTGAACGAGGATTTCGTTATTTACGAGGGGATTGATCCGCACACGAGCAAGCCGCATTGTGTGTTATGGAAGGCGATAGACAAGAACGGGTATCGGTATGCCTGTTCGGAACTCAAGTTTGAGAAGGGCGTGTATGATTTAGGGGTAGCGATTGCGCAGCGGCGCCGGGAGTTGACCTCGCACGGCGCGAAGATCGTAAGATCGGTTACGGACACGAGCATCAACACGGAGGACATGAACAAGGTGAACCAGTATCAGACATTGAAGCAGGCTATCATTGATTCTGGGGAGACGGTGTTACCGATGTTGGCCCACAAGAAGGACTGGCTACTCCCTGGAATTGAGAAATTGAAGGATTTGTTTCGCGTTTTGAATTACGGATCGTTCGAAAGTCCTACTGAGTTCCTGTTCAAGGGGCGCGTACCCAACTATAGATATGGCCTATTGCATTACCAATGGCCGAATGATATAACTGGCGGCAATGAAAAGCCTAAAAAGGCGAACGACGATTTCATCGATCCATCGAGATACATAGAGAGATTGGCCCCCGAATTTTCAACACCAGGACAGAGTAGGTTTTTGAGGACGTACAATGGCGCATACATGAGGAGGTAGCTATCAGATTAACAGCAAAGCATTTTAAGATTTACAAACAAGAGGCGTTGAAACTTGGAAAGATTCTATGCCCAGGATTTTCTTTGAAATTTAAGTGGATAGACGATGGTGACAGGACTGTCCTTGCTAATGCGGAATATAGTAAGTCTGGTGGCTGCGCCACTCTTGGTTTATCCAGAGATAGGGACGACGAATATTCAAGTTGTAAGGACATTAAGAGAAGTGCGTTGCATGAGATACTTCATCTTGTCTTGGCAAGATTCAATTATGAAATGAAGGTTTTTTATGCACCTAATTACATAGCAGAAATTGAACATGAAATAATAAGAAAAATAGAAAATTTTATTGGAGGCAACTAATGGGACGGATTATTCACGCTCCGGTAGACCCAGTGATGAGAATACCGGACGAGGTTATTGACGATAAGTATTTGGTCCAACGAGGTCTTGACAAGTTTGGTTCGTTCGAGCGGGACCGATCGTTGTGGTTGAGACGCAGGGAGAAGTATTACTTAGCGGTAGAGGATTTCGAAACGAGCACGCGCAAGGGGTTATGGGACGGAAGTTGTTTCCTTCCAGGGACTGATTTGCTTACAAAGCGTGGATGGGTTCCGGTTGAGGCGATGACGTTGAAAGACCATACGTTTTCCAGGAATCCCAAGACTGGAGAGCTTGGCTTTATTCCGGTTAAAGCTGTAATGGGTTTCGGACATTGTAATAACGCTGTCCATTTTCACAACAAGCGTTGTGGTTTAGACATAACAGTGACCGATATCCACAGGATGTACTTAGTCGATGAGCGTGGTGGCGCATATAAGAACAGACATAAGTTTGTTGAAGCTAAGGATATGGTTGGAAAGAAGGTTAGGCATTGGGGTATACCGAGGAACGGTATTTACAGTGAAGGTACTCTCCCATTGATGCCTGAGAATGTTGACCCGTTTGATTGGTTTGAGTTGTGGGGCTGGTATTTATCTGAGGGATGCGCGTGCAAGTGTTGTCATTCACAGATCGAAATTTCTCAATCGAAGTCCGCAAAACCAGAAAACTACAAGAAAATTGAAGAGTTATTAAAGAGACTTCCATTTAAATATAGCAAGGGGCGAAGCGGTAACTATTTCAGAATAAGCATCGATACGAGGTGGAGGACGGCATTTGCTTCTTGTGGGCTACAACCAGAGCGAGTTATCCCTAGACCATTATTGAACGCTCCGTCTGCGTATTTGAAAGTCATGTACGAAGCGATGATGCTTGGCGACGGAACGAAGTGTAGAAAGTCAAAGCATAGGAGTTATGCCACTTCATCAAAGCGATTAGCGAGCGACGTACAAGAGGTTATGGCAAAAGTTGGCGTTTGGGGAATTGCATATGAAACGGAAACGCAGCAAGGGAAGCCATTTTATATTGTTTCGGAGCGGCACGCAAAAGTAACGGATCTAACGACAACGAAGATTGAGCGAACGGGTTACACTGGCAAAAACTTTTGCGTAACAAATGAATGGGGAGTCGTTTATGCCAGACAGAACGGCAAGCCTTTGTTTATTGGGCAGTCCAATTTGCATTTTCCACTTACAGAGATTCAGTGTAACGCCCTGCACGCTTTAATCATGCAGGCTGTTTTCTTTCGTCATCCATGGTTTTACATTGATCCTCAAGAGGAGGACATCGATGTCGAGAGGGTGGAAAAGATCGAGCGGTTTATGAAGTACGTGCTCGAGCGGTACGCGAATTATCACAAGGGTATTTATTTAGCGGTTGACGATTGGGCTACGGATCTCACGCGCGACGGCGTTGCAATTTTCAGTCGCGGTTGGGAAGTGGTTCAGCATAGGTTTCGCGACATCGTGCGAAACGAGAAGTTTGACAATCAGAACTTCGACTTTCAGAAAATGTTTGAAGACACGCCGGAGGAAGAGTTCGACAAGATGGCGCGTGAGTTTATCAAGGAGCCTTATCGTGAACAGAGCATTATTCGCACTGTGTTTAATGGACCGACGGTTGTTGCTGAAGATCCTGCGTTCGTTTTATTCAAGGGAGACGTAGTAGACTGCACGGATCTGAACGAGCATGAAACCGTTATCAAGGTTTGTTATTTTTCGAAAGAGCAGTTGATCCGTTTTCGCGACAGCGAGTATATGGATTCAGACGCTGTGAACGTGGTGCTTGAGAGTGGCGGTGTGAACAAGGCGACGTCTAGTGCGCAGGCTTATCTCAACACGCGACGTGCTGCTGAAGATTTCCAGACTGGTATCAACACGACGTCTACGTCTGGCGGCGACACGTACGAGTGTCTCGTGGTGTACGACAGTTGTTCATTGAACGGTGAAGACAACTTCTCAGTACCTGACAGACTTCAATACATCATCAATCCGAATACAAATACGCTCATGCGTTGGACGTACCTGGATAGGATTTCATCCAACGGAAAGATCCCGTTGCATATGTGTCATCTGTTCCGCAGGCCGAGACGGTCTATTGGGCGAGGCATGGTGCAGACGATGTTCAACTTGAACGATTCGTTGGACGTGTTGGTGAACCAGTCGATTGATGCCGGCACGTTGGCGAACAACCCGATGTTTGGTTTTAAAGGAGACTCCACATGGGATCCGCAAGAGGTGAGAGTGGAACCGGGGCTGGGCATCAAGATGGAGGATCCGAAAGCGGACATCAACTTCTTCAGTTGGAACGTGAACCCGTCGTGGTCGCAGGCGATCCAGGGTGGCATTATATCGATGGCCGAGCGCATGACCGCGATTGGGCCGACAACGGTTGGACAAGTTGGACAGAACGTGGGACCGCTGCGTTCAACGAGTGGCGTGCAAGCACTTGGTCAGAATGCTAATATGTTGCACGACGTTTGGTTTCAGCGCGTGAAGAGTTGCATGTCGGAATTGTTTGAAGGGTTATACAGCGATTGCACGGTGATGATGCCGCCGAAGTTGAAGATCAGCGTGACTGGCGCGTATGGCGTTCCGATGATCGACGAAGACGGGAAGCCGATCAAGATGGATATTTCGCGCGACGAGTTGGCCCGAAGGGTTCACTTCGGTATTTACGCGAACGGCAGCAACTTGAACAAGGATATCGAGAAGCAGAACGCGATGGAGATGGCGCAGTTTTCATTCCAGCCGTTACCGATTCAGACGGGAGTTATCAAACCTCAGAACGTGTACGAGATTATGATGGAGGTTCACCGCACGCTTGGCACTGCGCGCGCGGAGCGATTTGTTTCCAAGCCTGACGGGTACGGTTCGGTTCCGATGGAGCACGAGCTTCGCATGATCATGCAGGGCATTCCTCCTCCGGTTGGGTTGAACGATCCAGAGCGCGAGGGGAAGATAGAGATGTATTCGCAGATATTGGATTCCCCGGCGGCGGAGCTTGAGGCTCAGCACGGCATTGTGTCTCCGAACGCGATGTCTGTTTTGAAGAACGTTTTAAAGCAGCACAAGAAATACTTCGAGGTCGAGCAGCAGCCGTCCAACTTGGAGAACCCGACAGGGAGTCAGCAGTCTCCAACGATGGGGTTGCAGGGCGGACAGACGCCTCCGCAGCAAGATGCGCAGGTTCCGCGCTCGCCTGATCAAACGGTAATCAACCCACCACAGGGAGGTGACAGTGAGTAGTACCTATGCGGATAGGATGAAGGAAATTGTAGATGAAGAACAGAAGAGCGCGTTCAAGAAAAAGAAGACCGCTGTGAAATTCAAGATGAGCGATACGGAGCGCGGGTATGCACAGGCGATGATTGACCTGCGAGAGAACCCGGACTTCAAGAAGTTCATGGAGCTTGAGTCACAGCTTATTGGCGAGCGAATGGGAGAGGCGTTTAAACTTCCGGCGGAGGAGTTGCTCGACACGAACGACTATGGATGCAAGATGGCGTTCAACCACGGAAGGTACTATCAGATGAAGTACGTTGCGAATAGTCGCCTCCTACTTCAGAGGCTTTATATAGCGGAAAAACAGAACGAAAAGGAGAATAAAAATGGCGAAGATCAAAAAGGTGAGTGACAAGAAAACCAAAAAAGGCGGAGCGAAGGGGAAACCTAGCGCCGTTAAGACGAAGAAACCTGGAATGTTTAAATAACCGGAGGCTTTATGACGGAAGAGAACAAACATCTAAGTGAAGAGAACAAAACGGCTATGGAGAACGAGTTCGATCCTGCGAAGTTCAAAGAGGAGATGATCGCGGAGCAGCGTCAGTCGAGCGAGACGATGATGAACGATCTCGTTGCGAAGATGACCGGCGTGATGGACGAGAAGTTGGCTGCGAACAAACCTGCGGAGAGAATAACGAAGAGGCAGGAGACTGAGCTTGGCAGTGAGTTGGAGACTCTCGGCATTGACGAGACGCAGGCTGCAGCGATCGTGTCGCTCGTGAAGAAAAACAGTGGAACGGTTGACGAGGCTGACATTGAGAAGAACGTGATGGAGCGCGTATCGAAGAGCGTTGAGATCAAGGACAAGAAAAAGGATCTGGAAGGCCAGATGGCTTCCAAGTATCCAGACATTATGAATCCGAACTCTACGCTTTGGCGCGAGTCGCAGCGGATTTATAACTCGTTTGATGATCACGCGAAGAATTCTTACATGGCGACATCGCTTGCTGTTGAGAGCGCGGCGAACAAGTTGGGGATCGCTCCGATCGACCTGAATAGCATTCGTGCAGGTCAGGCGCAGAACGCCACGCACGGGCCAGGGAACGGCGCCCCACCGAAGAAAAAGATCACCCAAAAGACGCTTGATTTCGGCGCATCTTTTGGCCTTGATCCGAAGCTTTATGAGAAGCATTTGAAAGACAAAATGTAAGATGTTGAAATATAAGGATTTTTTCCTTGCTTTTTTTAATTGACACACTTACAATCAGGAGGATTTTGTGAAAACGAAAACGAAGGGTCGTCCTAGAAAGTCTGGAACAGTTCCGAAAATTGGTCTTGAAAAGACGATAAAGGGGCAGACAAAAAAAGAAATAACACGGAGGTATTTTGCACGTCGCAACTTACTTCAAATCCCCGATGAAATTTTGGACGCTAATCAGGACAAGCATTTTTGTTTTTTGAGTTTACCGAGATTGCAGAAGAACGGAATGTGGCATCCCGATGGGTACGAGTTGTTGAAAGTGGAAGACCTGCCCTCTGATATGCAAGATAAGTACGCGGCTGCTCCAGATAATTTCTTACATCGGGGCGAGATGGTCCTCGGATATATCAGCAAAGAGGAGCACGAGCAGCGTAAGATGGAGGAGGCGGTCGTGATGGGTCGTAGGGATTTAAACGACATCATCAAGAACGACGGCAACTTGAGCGGTTTCAGTCCAGAAGCAACGAGTGATGAAAAGAAAATGGACGTTCACGAATTTCTAGGTAAGGAGAAGACAAATGGCTAACACTGATTTCCCGATGGGTTTTGAACCAGTTTATATGCAGGCTGGTGGAGAACTTCAGGACGTGCTCCATTCGATTGCTGATGCAAACGATGCTATCTATCCAGGCGACATTGTTGAGTTGCACACGGACGGGTATGCACGCGCTTGTGGATCAGCAACGCCGACGCGCATTCTTGGCATTGCGAATGAGTATAAGGCTGCAAGTGCTGGCGGAACGATCGCTTATACGCCGGCCTGTGCTAACCTCATCATGCGCGCCCAGGTTGACAGCGCCGATGTTGACGTTCAGGGTGACCTCGAGTTGTCTTATGCCATCAACTATACGACAGGCGACACGACGACTCTCCGCTCGAAGATGGAAATCGCAGGTGCAACATCTCATGCTACAGATTATGCTGTGTTTATTTTACGGGTAGCTGATTCGCGCAATAGTGTGGCGAACGCTCTCGGAGAATTTGTCACAGTTGAATGCAAGTTTAATCCCAGCGTCACTTTCTAAGGAGGAAGAATGGCTACCAATGTCAGGTCTAATTTTGGTGATTTTTTTGGAGAAGATAAACTTCCTGAACTGGAAGCCGTAATCCTCGCAATCGAAGAGTCTTATCCTTCGATGATTCCCATTCTCTTCAATGAAGAGTCCATGGGAACTGACATCTATCAGACCACCACGATTTCCGGTCTGCAGAATCCGGTCGAGAAGGCTGAGAATACGCCGATCCAGTTCCAGACCCTCAAATCCGGGTACAGCAAGACGTACACGGCTGCAACGTTTGCGACGGGATATCGTATCTCGAAGGAATCAGTCAACGATGGCAAGTTCAATTTCATTGAGCGCGCCACGCGGTCCTTTGGCAAGGGTCACTTTGAGATCAAAGAATACGACGCGGCATCGGTTCTCGATGACGGTTTCACGGAAACTGGTTATGACGGCGTTGCTTTGTTCTCGGCTTCCCATCCCCTCGAAAATGGTGATGGCGTCCTTGGCACGAACATCGGTGCGGCGGCTGAACTTTCTCTCACCTCCTCGCGCGTTCTTCGTAACGTGATGCAGTCGATGGTGAACGAGAACGGCCAGATCGTGAAGTACAAACCTTCCAGCCTCGTAGTCCCGCAGGCGCTTCAAGATGTCGCGGCAGAGATTGTGAAGTCGATGTACGATCCGACGAATGCGAACAACGCGATCAACACGATGTATGATTCCTTGAAACTGCTTCCGGGCGGCTTCTGGAATTATCTGTCGAGTGACACCGCTTGGTTCATGTTTGCCGAGAAGATGGAACATCACCTTATGTTCCTCACGCGTCAAGCGCTTGAGACGGATTCAGATTACGACAAGAAGGCATTGGCTTGGGAACTGACGGCAAACTGTCGTTACGACAAAGGGTACAGCAACTGGCGCGGAGTCGCTGGCAACGCTGGAGCATAAATAAGAACTTTTCGCGGGTAAAGGGGGGTGGAAATCCCCCCGGCATTTTTCTTATGTCCCTATACGGAGGTCTATATGAGTTTCACTGATTTTCCAAATGGTGTGACGAGTTTCGGTATGCCCGTAATGGGCGGCGGCGGTATTCCAGCTATGTTTGGCAACGTCTACTTTGTAGACTATCGTAACGGCCTTGACGGAAACGATGGCAAGACAAAGACCTTGCCGCTCAAAACGTTGAGCGCAGCTTATGCAAAATGCACGTCGAACAACAATGATGTCATCCTCATCGACGGCGATTCAGAAATCCAAGAAGATAGCAAGATCACATGGGTCAAAAATAGAATCCATGTCGTAGGCTTGGGCTCTGGAATGTTCCATGCACAGAGAGCAAGGATTGCAACGACTGCTACGGGAACCGCAGCAGCGGTTGATTCTACAATCGAAGTCTCTGGTACGGGCAACTCGTTTGAGAACTTGAAATTTGTGAATACAGGAACCGACGCAGCTTCGCTCGCATGTCTCATTGATTCAGGCGAAGCGAACACGTACATTAACTGTTCGTTCATGAAGTTGTCTGACCTTAGCGATGCTGCAGTTTCAGACGCAGTATTACGCGGTGACAGTTCAACGTTCATTGCTTGCGAATTTGGTGCTGACACGGTTCTTCAAGCGGCTGCAAGAGCAACCGTAAGGTTTTTGAACAGTGGCACAACGAAGTGTAAGCATCTCCTGATGCGTGACTGTCAGTTTACCTGTTCAAGCTCGAACTCTGATAAGGCGTTCATGCTGGTTGGGCATACAAGTGCGCTGCAGTTTAGCAACTTGGTTGTCAATCCAATTTTTACCTGCGCTCTCGTTGGTAGCACTTCAGCGGCAACGCTTGATAACGCGATCGACAGTGTCTCTGGATTACTTGAGGGCAATCTCTTGGTAGTCAATCCTTCGACCAATACCACGGCGGTTTGCGCAACAGTTACAGACCAGATTCAGGTTGTTGGCCCGCTCACACATGTGGACGCTGGCGCACCACAAACACCAGCTTGATAGGAGTTTAACATGACTGAACCAATGTTGATCGATAATGATCGAATTAAGATTGTAGACAATGTCCCCGCCATCCCCGAGTCGATGTGGGAAGGCGTGGACTTTGGACCTGGCTCTGGCTTCGCTTGGTACGAGAATGACTTTTTCACGTATGCTGCGGGCGACTGGACCGTTACGGAAACCGATGCTGGTGCGACTGAAGCTCTGTCTGACGAAGTCGGTGGTGTTCTTCTTCTGACGAACACCGCTACGGAGAACGACGTTCTCGGTATGCAGCTTGGCGCGGAGGCTTTCCTCCCCGCTGGCGGCAAGAACATCTACTTTGAAACTCGGTTCAAAGCTTCTGAAGCCACGAATATGGATTGGCTCGTTGGCCTGTGCGACACTGATACTGGTCTCCCGATGGCCGCTGTTTCCGACGGCATCTATTTCGTTAAGGACGATGGCGGCACGGGCATCAACTGCGGCTGCTCAACCGGCTCGGTTGAAAGCATCGAGGCTTCTGCCGCGACTTTTGAAGCAGATACCTACATCACATTGGGGTTCAAGGTAATCGGTACAAGCAAGGTCGAGTTCTGGAAAGACGGGTCGAAGTTGACTGAGATCACGACCAATATCCCGACCGCCGAGTTAAGGCTTTCGATTGCCATAGGCGCAGGAAGCACTGACGCCAGAACCGCCAATGTTGATTATGTCAAAGCGGCACAGCAACGATAAGAGCCTTCACCACTTGTATACAAACTGGCCCCAAGGTGCTATAACGTGCCTATGGGGTCGTTTTATAAGGAGGAAAGATGCGTCACAACTTAGTTGAAATGGTGAAGAAGCCGCTCATCACTCTGCATGATGGAGAGTATGTGAAAGTTTCTGCCGACAAACTTCAGGTTTGCGGGATCATTGAGAACGCGACTGGGGAAACGTTCAACCTGGAACTCCACTACACGAAGGGTGCAGAGGCCGGGTTGAACCTTTATATCGCTTTTCCGCGCGACCTTCAGGATTCAGAGCCGTTCCCGATGGAGCTTGGCTTCGAGTCGATCGGTGGCGGCGTGCTTCGGGCCGCGGATTTGCTCCGGCAGTGGACTTCATCGACCACTCCAGAGGGCCACATCGTTCCCGTCCAGCCGAACGGCAGACGTTATTTTACGGTGTACCAGCAGGAAGAGGCCACGGCCCAAACCGATCCGACCGGAACGTTTAAACTTTACGCGGACATCAACTCGATTGCGAGGTAAGCATGAAGAAGCTACTCATCCTTTTGATGCTGCTCATTCCTGCATCTGCGTTTGCGCAGATTGCTGGCACGACGCAGCCAAACGTCTTGGGCGGAAATGTGATTTTGGATTCCGGTCCGAGGACGTTTTATAAACAGTCCGCTGACCCCGCGTGCATTGCTGATCGCGGGAAGGTGTACACGAAATATAACGCGGTTACCGGAGACGTCGATCTCTATTACATCAATGACAATTGCGACGTGGTTCAGATTACCTCTGGTGGTGTTACTCCGGTTGGGTCAGTTGACTTCCTTGGAGTTACTGCGGCTGCCACATACGACGGCGACCAGACAGACTATGATACCGCGAATGGACTTTGCGCTACCGATATGAGCAATGTGGATGCTAGGGTTTGCACAAACGAAGAGATGCTTGAGTTGATTGGTGCCGGCGAAGGGTGGGTTGGAACTAACTGTGCGCCATGTACTGGAAGATATTGGGTGAACGGTGGAGCGCCGGGTTTTTCAAGCACCACCAAAGGGTGCAACGATTGCATCGGGTGGTCTGACAACGGCGGAGATCAGTACGCAAGGTTTTGGAACCTCACTGACTTGGAATCATATATCACATTTTGCAATGAGCAGAAGGCATTTGCTTGCTGCAAGTAAGGAGACAAGATGAAGAAGATTATCGCTGGCGTAACGCTTGCCTTCTTGCTGATGTCTGCAAATGCAATGGCATACGTTTCTTCGCAGTGTGTTACGAACGTTGGTACTGATGATTGCAGACCAAACTATATTGCGTATCAGGGTTGCGTGACTGGTGTCGGTGCTGGAACTGATATTTTCTTAGCCGATACCGAGTGCGAGGCGCAGCGCGTTAGTGGATCCCACGATAACATCTCTGGACCTGTTACCGCTGGAACCGGCAATACGGTTGGCGTTGATTGCAATAGCACCGCCGCTGCAAACTTTTCAACCACTCCGAACTGTCAGTGCAATACTGGATACTCAGGGTATCTTTGCGATTCGTGTGCGTCTGGTTATATTATGATTGGCGCGGTCTGTGTCAAGGAAACGTCGGTTATCTACGACGCAGATAAGGACACACTCGTACAGACAGAGGAATCAGCCGACGAGAATATAGTGCGCTTTGACGCTGGTGGAACTGAGGTAGGAACGCTCAGCCTGACCACGTCCATATTCAATAGGGACATTTTTGGGATGGGTTCCAACGCAGCGGCTGCTATCGCAGGTGGAGTGCCAG